TGATACTCCTCATTTGTATCTTGTTTAGTAATCAATTCCATTTTCGTTTAGTTTTCTTTTTAAATATTCAAGCTGACCAGTTAGCATAGTCACCTCATTCCTGGAGTTTGCTAAGTATTCTAATAATACTGTAATTCTTTCCTCCATAAATCTTTTGTCATCCTCTGGAGTGCTGTCGTATAAATCGGCTGGTGTAAAATGTTCAGACATAATTGTAAAAATTATTTATTTTTTTGATTTATGTAAAAATCATTAACCTCTTGAATGTTTAAATCTATATAATTATTCACTTTAATCCTTTCCATACCTTGAATCATATAAAATACTATTGCATCTCTAATAAATTGCGCCTCACTGTCTGATTGATCTAAGCGCCGAAGTTCACCCAGCATTTGATTCCCTTTTTCTGATAATCTAACTGCTTTATACTTGCTGTAAGTGGTTTTTGTTTTTGGCATAATATTAAAATAAAAGGGCAACCCTTTACAGCTGCCCTGGTTAAATATAATTTAGATTATTCTATTTTTTTCAGATAATTTATAATTATAAACTTCAACTATGTTTTGATAAGTGTCGGATTCATTGTTATAAATTTTTAGCATTCTGTAATTAGAATTTTTTGATAATCTATTGATGTCAAAATTTTTATTTTTCAATTTTATGCTCTTTAGAGATCTTATAAATTTTGATGAAAATGCCTTATTTATAGTATTACTCAAAAGCAAACAGTCTGTCATCAAATCATTTCCAAAATCTAAATCAATTTGATAATCTCCTTTTTGTATTACCTTATTTACACTCGTTGATCTGGTAAAAGCATAAGATATTGCTCCACTAGAAGTGTGTTTTGACCAGTGATTTATTTGCTTTATTAAATCAACATAATCATATTTATTATGATTAGCCCAGTAATTAATATAATCATATAAAGCCCATCCTTTTCTAATTTTATTTGACTCAATAACCGCATAGTTATCGCCATTATATGAAATCACATAATCAATGGGCATTTTTAATTTTTTTAAAACTTCAAATCTATGCTGACCATCTAAAATGTAACCTAATTTAGTTATTATTATGGGCTGCAATAATCCATATTTTTTTATGGAATCTTCTATTTTTTGTAAATTATTAACGTCTACTGTTCTATTTGTTTTTAATAGTTTGAATTTACTGTAGTCGTAACTTGTCTCTAGTTTAAATCTACTTCTAAAGTTATTTTTTTCTAGAAAATTCATAGTTGTTGAGTTGTTTAACATAATTTTTAAGTTAAAAGGGGAGCCCTAACTCCCCTGGTTAATTTTTAATTTAATTAAAATGGTAAATCATTATCCTGGGCTACAGGATTGACTTGTTTTACAGTTTGTGTATCGCCATTAGGCTCCCATTGATTTAATTCAATGTACTGCTTTCCGCTTTTAGCGGTTAAAATGTCCAGGTTTACCCAGCCACCTTTTACATTCTTTTGTAGAAACGCTACAGCGTCATCAACTTTTACGCTAATGTTTCCAACTACAAAGTCTGGCGCTCCTGCTCTACGCTTGAAGCTAAATCCATCTGCAAATACTTTTTCTTGTGTCATAATTTTAAATTTTAAATTTACTAGTTATTTGATTTTTGTACTCAGTTTTCATTTTATAGGCAGCGAGTACTTTTACCGCCTGTGCTTTAGTGCCTTTCTCAATAAGCGCTTTTAATTCAGTTTCTTTTAGCCAGGGAGTGTCATCCTTACTTTGATTGCTTACTGCATTTGTAACCTCATCGGCTGAAGCTATAGAAGTATCTATTCCAATACCTAAATATCCCAAGGCTCTTCCAAGTGCTGAGGTAAACCCATTCTCTAAAAAAGACGTTTTATTTATGTAACTATTATCCCTGTACTCTTGAGCGTGTGCTGACGCAATAGGCTCTCCAGATGAGTCAAAAATTGTTACTTTAAAAATTCCCTCTTTTTCATTAAGGTCAATGACCTCCTCATTAATACGCCATCCATTAAAAGTCTCCTCACTTCTAAAGTATTTTAAGCGCTCGTTTACAGTAATATAATTACTGCCTTTAATGTTAATTGATTTCATAGTTTTAGTTGATTTAAATTTAATTTTAATTGTTTTAATTTCTGTAATTCTTTGAGTGTAAACCGCCCAGGATCCTGGAGTTTTCTCTTTAGCGTTTCATAGGAAAATCCTAAATGATCCGCCACGTCTAACCTTTTAAGCCCTAAGCGTTTTATCTCGTTTACAAATTCTAATTCTAAGTTATTCATATATTAAAAATATAGGGGAGTTGCCTCCCCTGGGTTATTATTTTAATTTACTATCAATTAGTTTTGCGATTTTTTCAAGTTTTTTGTACTCGCTAAAACTTCTGCACTCTTGAATCTTTTTCTCTATCTCTTTCCTGTAAAGAAACATTTCTTTGGAAGCTCTTGAAATTTTAATGTCTTGCATTGTCATAATTTTTATTGTTTTACACTGTAAAAGTACGCAAAAATTTGGAATTTCCAAATATATTCGGAATTATTTTAAAAAAAAATCCCCATTCAAGTCGAAACTATCCTGGGGATCAGCAAACAAAAGGGAATCTTTGTGCTGTTATTTTGTAAGTTTTACGCTAAATGTAGAATCAACGTCATTGGTTTGGTTTGGCACGTGCATAGATATCTCATATTCATTAGCCTTCACATCATAAGTCATAGAATCTATATAACAGCTGGCGCCTTCTCTGAAAGTTCCTGAACCGAAATCAATCCATATTTTATTATGCAGTGATACTGGTATTGGCTCGCTTATTAAATTTCGAAATGTACCCTCATAGCGCTTTACAAAGTCTCTAAAATCGTTTAATATTTCCTGTGATACAATATTGTCAACTGTAGGATAGTCAGACGCCTGTATAGTGAAATCTCTAGGGCGTGAAAAATATCCATCATAGCCACCTTGGGAGGCGTTAGATCCTAAATAATTTGAAATAAATATATCTTTTACATCGTAAACAGCGGTCGTAGTTTTATTGACGTTTTGTGTATTTGTAACGATCATTTCACTAGCGTTGTCATTAACCTCTGAAATAAATATTTTATCAAAATAAGTTGCGCTAATTAATCCCAAACCAGTCTCAGTTGGATAAACTGTAAATCTTGGATAGTGTATGTTTATGGTAACATCTAAATCACCCTCAACCTCCTCGTAAGCATTTAACTCCAGCTCTACATTTTGCCAGGTCCCTACCTTTTTAAATTGTGGCAGTTTAGTTCTGTTTTTTTCATTAATAGCGCCAACTCCAGTTCCTGTTTGCCATTCATCTGTTTTCCAGTTGTAATAAATCAAATCATTATTTGCATCGTAAGCGTACACAATAACAGCTATCTCATATTCAAAAACATCAGAAAAATTAATCAAATTATAATATGGTTCAACTAAAAACGAAAACCCAACTTTTAATTTTTTACTGTCATCTGTAGTCACTGTATTTAAAATGACTTCATAAGTCTCATCAAAATCAATATTTTCCCTGGCGTGTATAGTAGTTTTTATTGACTTACTACCTACTAGCGCATAATTTTCATCAATACTTATAGAGGTGTTTGGTCCTAGTGTATAATCGTGATCATCGTATAAGAGCTGAGGATTTAGATTAATTATCTTGTCATTTGTCAGCTTGACATCATATTTTACTTTATGATAAGGGCGCAAATATTCTCTATAAAAATCAGCACCGACTGGCTTCAAATCGGTTGGCGCTTTTAACAGTATGTTTTCTGTAGTAGTAAATAAATAATTCCCTAAGCGGTCAAAAGCTTTGTATTCGATTATCTCCTCTCCAGTTGTGGCTAGTTGATCCTCAATAGAAAACCCTATGTCATAATTAAAAAGCTGATCAATATTTACATCTATTAAATTACTATTTGATATAATATACCAGCGCCCCTGAGATTGGAAAACCCTGGAATTTGTAGCTCTTAAAAAAGACTCTAAAACATCTTTGGCATTTCTAAAATCTAAGTCATCAAATACGCCATATTCATTTAAAATAATGTCGTGATAAAGCGTTTCATTAGCGTTGCCGTTGCTTTCTCTTATAGCATTTGAAACATAAATATCAAAATCCAGCTGTAAATTATTTAAAATATAATACAGATAAAAAAACATCGAATCAGTATTCCCATCATATCCGCCATCTGGAGCATTAGAATAAGGCGCATCAAAAGCGTCTAAAGTCCCTAAGCCATCATAGGCTACTAATTTGATTGGCACTGGATATGGCTGCAAACTTTCTTGATATTGATCAACCTGAAGCCAGCCCTCCCAATAAATCTCAAAACTTTTTTCCTCATCCCATTCATAATTAGCTTGCTCCCACTGGTCAGATTCTGTATTCCATATTTTATCCTCATTTGATCCAGTTGAAACACGTACTTTATACTCACGCTCTCCAGATAAAAAAAATTGATCGTATTGAGTTGTCTCAGTTTCAAATAAATTTAACTCACAGCTTGAGCCTATTATGGGTGAATAAAAGTCATCATCGCCATCCCATTTTATCACCACTGGATTGCCTTGCCCAACTAAAGGAAAAACATCACCCTGGTAATCTTTTTGTAGTATTTCGACCCTCCTTAGATTCCCTTTTACATCGGAAAATACTAATCTGAATTTTGCTCCGTATGCCATTTATTTATTTTATTCTGCTTCGATTTCTGTCTGCTCTTTGCAGTGCAACTACTAAATCCTGTCCATTAATTTTGAACTGTCCGCCTACGTTTACGTTTTGACTTTTGCCTCCCATCATTCCCTGTAGTTTATCTAGTGGAGCAATTACTTCTGGATTTGATTTAGCTCCTGGATATTCTCCCATCAGTCCCATAGTTGGACCAGATACGATACCTCCATTGGCGAATTTTGGAACTGAGGCAAACTGTGATTTAACAAGTCCTACCATACCAGCTATTAACGCTGGCAAAACTATTGGCGCTACTGGTCCAGCTAATAAAGATCCAGCGGATGCTCCAGCGATTGCATTAGCAACTGATACAGATAATGCAGCTCCTACTGCATCCAAAGCAGCTGCTAAAAATGAAGCTGTAAAGGATCCTAAAGCACCCTCTCCCAATCCTAGAGATGCGACCATACTATTTCCAAGTTCTGAAAATGCTCCAGATAATTGACCGCCTACCATATTGCCAAGCTCAGATAATGATTTTTGACTTTCATTTAAGTTATTTATAGCATTTGTTGTTGCATTAGCCTGATTTTGCATTGCTAATAAACCCTCTAAAGCAGATCCAACAGCATCACCACCTGGAGCCTCTATTCCAGCAATTCCAGCTGTCTCAACTTGTTGAGCTCCTACAGCGATATCAGCTTGAGCAAATTTACCAGTAGCATAGTCAAGATCACCAGTTTCAATACTTAATGTAATTGCAGATGCTTTTGAAACTTCTTTTAAGGCAAATCCAAGTTTTTCAGTTTCTTTTGTTGTTTTTTGTATTGGTTTTTGTAGATTTTCTAAAATGTCTTTAAACTCTTCTTTTGCCTTTGTTGCTTTTTCAGTTTCTTTTTTCTCTTGATTAATTGCTTTTGCAGCATCCTCAGCCTGTAAAGTAGCAAACTTTAAAGGATTACCTAAAGATTTTAATATATTAAAGAACGTTTTAGTTCTACTAACAGCTGGCTCTAATCTATGTAAGTACTCCACAAAACCAGCAACTAATGTTACAACAGCTGCAGCAATTAAACCTACTGGATTAGCAATCATAGCTACAGTCAAAGTTTTAAAAGCGCCAGCAACTTTTAAGATAATAGGTAGTGCGGTGCCAAATGCACCAACCAAAACACCAATTCCAGATGACATCGCTCCTAAAATCATTAAAAATGGTCCTAGCGCAGCAACTAAAGCGGTAAAAATTACAATAGCTTTTTTAACTCCAGGATCTAATGATTGAAACTTTTGGCTTAGACTTACCAGTACACTAGAAATTTCCTGGATAACTGGCGTAAATGTTTCTAATAAAACAGAACCAATTTCAGTGAATGCAACTCTAAGATCATTTAAAGATTTTTCTAATTTAAAAGATGCTGATTTTTCAAGTTCAGCAAATGCCTCCGCTGTAATTCCAGCAGTAGTATTCATTCTGTCAAAAATCTCTTCAGTAGATCCAAGGTTTTTTCCCATTAAATCTAAAACCCCAGAAAGTGCCCTGGTGTTTGCAAATACTTTCCCCTGGGCTTCTTCATTATCACCAAAGGCATTAGTTAAAGTTTTTAAAGTAGATAATAAACCTTCTTTGCCTAATTGATCTCTTAATCCTTCAGCCGATAAATTAAACTGCTTTAAAGTGTCTTTTGCTTGTTTTGTTGGTTTTAATAATGCAAAAAGTACCCCTCTTATTTGAGTTGCTGCCATTGAGGCGTCTGTCCCTGTTCTGGACATTGCTGCAAATGTAGCACCGACCTCGCTAAATTTAACTCCTAATTGTGAGGCAACTGGTAAAACAGTGCCCATTGATTGTGATAATGAGTCTGCTTCTAATTTACCCTCTCTAATTGCAGCGGTTAAAACATCGGTAGCTTGTGAAGCTGAAAGATTTTCTACTCCATAGGCATTAAGAGCGGAGGTCGCTAAATCAGCAACTGTTTTAGTATCCCCTAAGCCTATTGCAGAAGCCTTTAAAGACTGTTCTAATACAGCCATTGCATCAGCCCCACGCAAACCAGCTGAAGTAATAAAAAACAAGGCGTCAGCCGCATCCTTAGCGCTTACTCCAGTATTTTTTGCCATCTCAATGGCTACTTTTCCCATTTGATCAACCTCATCCGAGGCGATACCAACTAAAGTTTTAATCTTAGTCATTGACTTATCAAAGTCAAGTCCCATTTTAATTGCAGCTCCTCCAGCTAATGCTAGAGGCAAAGTCAATTTAGTTGACAAATCTCTGCCTAGTGCGGAAACCTTAGATCCGAATGATTGTAGTTTGCCAGATGCAGTGTTAAGCGCCTTAGTCAGCTTAGTTGCATCCCCTGTAATTTGAAATCTTAATTTTTGATCTTGCATAGTACAAAAATACTAAAAAAAAAGGCGTTAGAATTTAACGCCAGCTGCTATAGCTTTCTCTTTAAATGACTCATAATCCTGTTTTGTGCCTTTAGGTTTTTGAATCTTGTTAAATTTATCCTGGGGCAATGGAAATAATTTCTCTGGTTTAATCATATGTTGGCGCTTTTGACAATTTACATTGTGTAGCATAGTCGCCAAATATCTAATCCGCTCCCATTCCAGATTCTGTTTTATCATATAGGATTCGCCTAGTAGTTGATTTTCTCTCCAGGTGTAAATCCAGAACTTATCTGGATCTATGCCGACTTGCCCAATATAATAATCCTCTAAGTCATCCCAGGTCAGGGAGTCGGCTACTGCTTTCCCTTAGTATTGGAAACAGTTTTAGCCTGGCGATCAATTCCCATATTAAGGTCATTCCCTAAAATACGAGATTCCATCATTGCGCCTATCATTTTTTCCAGCCCTTCCTGGTTTATATCCTCAAGCCAGGAACCTACTTTAAATTCATTATAGTCTATCTCATTACCCTCCTCCTGGTCAAATGCTAAAATAGCACTGTAAACCAAAGCTCGAATAGCTGAAATAGAAACGCCACCAGAAAATAGCTCTCCTATTTTATCCAGTGGCACATCCATAATATCTGTGAAGTTAGCCCAGAAATTCATACTAAAGTGAAGCGTTCGTTGACGCCCACCCAGTTTAGTGGTATAATACCCTCTCCTTTTGTTTGCCATAATGTAGTTGCTTTATATTAAGCGTTGATAGACTTAGTGATCGCTCCTGTCAATGTGATAGATCCGCTGTAACTTACTGGTGACTCCATTTCAGCGCTCATCTCTACAGAGCTAAGGAATCCCTCAGCGGTGTAAACAGCGTCGCCAGTTACCTCTGTTCCAAAAACGCAAGTAAGTTGAGTCCTACCTAGTAAGTAGTCAGCTAATTCTATACCATTGGCAGTGTCATCATAAGCCACTAATCCATCAAATGAAAGTTCTCCAGACATTACTCCAGCAATAACCTCCTGGAATCCGCTACTATCTTTAGTAGTCGCCTCTGGTAAGTCATTACTTAGGGATAATGAGCAGCTAGTTGTGTGTCCTAGTGCTGTGTCCTCAATCTTCAATATTAGGTTAGTTCCGTTGAATACTCCTGTAGTCGCCATTAGTTATAAATTTTATACAAATATAGTTATTTTATTATTTATGATTTGATCTCTTCAGCAACGCCATCAACTTCGCCAGCTTCATTTTCCATACTTTCTTTTAATGCTTTTATAAAGGCAGCTTTTCCAAATTCTAGTTGTTGTAAGTTAAATTGAGATCCGTTAATTTTTCTCTCTAGGTCAGCAATATGATTTATTATGGTTTGCTGCTCCTGGTTTAAATCTTCGAAATTGTGTTCTACTCCGTCAATTGTAATGGTGTTTTTTTCTTGTTTTGCCATTTTAGTTAAATTTAAAGGTTAGTTAATTATTTTTATTCTCCAATAGTTTTCGTTACTACTGTAGGGTTTACTTGCTCTGCGATTTGAGCATCTATACTAGCTTTTAATCCAGTAACTTTTTCTTCTCCTAGTGCTGTCTCAACCCATCCATTAATATCTTCTTCTGTAATATCAGCAAATGCTGTAAAATTAGAAAGGTCTGAGGTTTCTAAAGATTGAGTCCCATAAGTGCTACCTACGTTTCCATCTTCATCTTGTCCTGTAAGTCTCCAGTGTACGTTGAAGATTACGTCATTATTACCCTCTAGTGTAGGATAAGTGTCAACTGTTTTGTTATTCCAAGTATAAGTCATTATTCAGTTATTGGTTGGTTAATACTCGCTTCGTACTCTGCAATTAAGTCAGCAGTCCATACTGCATCAGCAATCGCTCTTACTCCATTAGCATCTGCCGAATTGTAATCTCCGCAGCTTACTACTGTACGTTCAAAGGATTCTGAAATCTTTACGCCATCTTCTAATATTTGATTAGAATAGCGAATTTGTAGATGCTTGTATTTTGATACAATTTCTACTTTGTCTTGAATTTTTTCTTTTGTTAGTGACATTTTTATATTTATTTATTTATTATGCTGCGAAATAGGTTATTGTTATTCTTGCGAACACAGATTCATTAACACATATTTGTGGAGCAGCATTCCCATTATCCGTCAAACCATATATTTCCATAAAATTTCCGTTTAAAATTTGTATGGTCGTTAAAAAGGTTCCTCCACTCCAATTAAGTCCATCTACAAGAATAGAGCCTTGTGAGTAATTTTGTAATACATTTGCGCCTGTGAATGGCAGCCCCCCTATTCTTAAACGACCCGTACCTGTAAGAGCCGACCAACCAATAGCTAAATTCACAGTTACTTGTCTTCCTATTTTAGTATAATTTCCATTTTGATACGTATAAGTAGTAGTTCCCGTAGTTGTCGCTCCATAAGCAGTAGGAGTAAAAGTCCCTTCTTCGTAATCATCTAAAGCATTAGCAGTAGCAGTATCTCCGTTGAATGTTATACCACCGCTCGATAAGATACGCATTCGTTCTGTATTCACATTATCTTTAGTAGTTTCAAATCTTAGATAAGAATCAGCATTATTATCAGTACTATAATTATTCTCTCTTGCAGAAACAATAGCACCCGCTCTTCTGTAAACAGAACTTCCTGAATAATGTTTGAAAATTATTCCTGCTTCTCCTGTAATATCACTACCTCCTGCTGCCTGATGTCCTGAGAATATATTTACATAAGCGTTACTTGCAGCAGTAGTTTGTAATGATTGAACGTGAAGAATTTCACCAGGACTATCAGTCCCTATTCCAACGCTGCCTCCATAAGGCTGTAAACTTAAGGGTCTTGACGCTGCTGTATTCCCAGACTGTATTCCAATAGTGTCAGTTGTGGCATTAGCATAACCAATAGAAACACCATATTCGCTTGAATGATTTGCGACTATTTTAGCAGTTGCGTTTGATAAAAAACTAGAATAGTTAGAAGAAGTAGTTATACTTCCGTGTTTTACGTGAATCCCAGCACTAGGACTTGCACCTACTCCTATCCCCAATCTCGCAGTACTTGCATCCCAGTAAAACGCTTCGTTAGCTGAAGTGTCTCGGAAGGATATATCGCCTCCGCTTGTAATACGCATACGTTCTACTTCAGTTCCACCAGTACCAGTCATAAACCTAACACCACCGTACTCTGAAACTAACGATAACAGTCCGCCATTAAGTAATTGTATTAAACCACGCCTTGTGCCATTTTGAAAGAAGGTCATAAAAGGGCTACCAGTACTAGAAGAATCATCTATTCTAAATATTTCAGCAGAACCTTTAACGTGCAATTCTGTTGAAGGGCTAACTCCTATTCCTACGTTGCCACTTGAATTAATAATTAAGGGTGTTCTTACTAAGCTAAAATCACTACTTGCCTGTCTAAATTGAAAAGAGCCGTAAGTTGAAGTATTTGCTCCATAAGATTGTAAAAATGCTCCGTTTGCTCCCTCTTGAGATAATGTTGCTCTATTTGCTCCGTGTCCTGTTATTCCGCCTGTGCTTATAATTGCTCCTTGCACAGATAGTTTTTCAGCAGGACTCGAAGTCCCTATTCCTACGTTGCCTGAAGAATCTATAACTAACCTTTGATTTGTATCAACATTAATTGTACCTATCACAAAATTTGCAGTAGCAGCATCATATCCAACTGTATATTTAGCTGTACCCGCTTCATAAAACTTTAATTCGGCATCAAACCCTGTATGCCCATCAAGAACCATACGAGCGTCAGTAGTACTTGATTTTATGTGCAGTTGGTCAATTGGACTATTAGTACCTATTCCCACTCGATTATTTGTAGAATCTACATATAAAGTATTTGTGTCTACTATTAAATTTCCTGTAATAGCTATGTTAGTATCCAGCTTTGCTGAGGTTACTGATCCATCTTTTAATACCGAGGTTGAAACTTGAGTTGTAGCCATTATTTTATTTTATACAAAATTAAGGTTTTTTAATTGATTTTATAGTTATCATATTGACCAGCCGCAACTAAATCTGTACCATTATGATGCACTCCTATTGCTCCCTTGTTTGTTGTGGGGCTTCCAACTAATGGATTTGCGTTAAAATTAGATCCGTTATTTCCTGAACTATAAACCCCTCCAATTAAATTTCCAGCGTACGTGCTAGCAGCTATAAAAAACTTGCTATCCCCATAGGTTCCCTGGTTATATTTTATCGTAGTTCCATTTTCATAACTTGGTAAATCCGTAGTTATGGCGCTCCAGGTGCTTCCATTATTAGTAGACTTTAACATCCTGCCTAATGGTGTATATTTCCAAGCCAGCCACGTTCCTGAGCCGTTTGTTGCTATGTTATTAGGGGCGTATTTAGATCCACTTACAAAAGGTAAACTAATCACTGTTTTTGTAGCAAAGCCATTATCTGAAACGTAGAAATTTGCGTTGTCATTTATTATAATTCTTGATCCAGATTGAGCGCCTCCGCCATTTCCAGAAACACTAGGACTGCCTAAACTAAATGACCAACTAGCTCCATTATCTGTAGAAATATAAGTCGTGTAATCCGAAAACGCAACCCAGCGATTACTGCCCTGGTAAAAAATATGGATATTATCTAAATTTGAACTAAAATTCCCATCGACATCGGTGAAAATTGTACTCCAGCTCGTGCCATTATTTGTGGATCTACTAATCCTAAAATCACCAGCATTATCCGATAAGTCAATACTGCAAACAGTATTACCATTAAAAGCTAAAGCCGCATTCTTTTTCAAATAAACAGCGCCCTGGGAAAATGAAGTAGCGTTGTTGTCAGAAATATCAAATTGATTATCGTTTGAAGTAGTAACAAACCAGCGACTATTGTTGTAATAAACCCTAAAAGGCGTGTAGGTTCCGCCCTGCTCAACAACTGAATAAGTTAAAGGTGTATAAGCTGGACCAGATGACAAGCCATAAAATTCACTTACAGCGTGTGGCGCTGTTAAACTAATATTCGTTGACATAGTTGCTAAAGAAATATTAGCCTGAGCGACACTATATTCCGTAGCGATTTCAGATAAACTCAAACTTCCGCTAGTAGGTAATGCCATTATTTTTTATTTTCAAGTTGCTCAATACGCTTTAAAAGTTCTTTGTTAGTTTCAATTAGGAGCCCTATTACAGCATTGTAATCAACTGTTTTATATGTTTGCTCACCATTTAGTGAATTAACCTCTTTAACGGCTCCTGGAAGTACTTTCTCGACATCCTGGGCAATTACTCCGCCTCCATTTTTTCCGTTCTTTTTCCAAGTAAACTCAACTCCTTTTAGTTGTTTTATTTTATCTGAGGCGTTTTCAATTGTTTTAATATTGTCTTTTAGGCGCTCATCTGAAGAGGTTGAGCTAGAGAAAGCTATCACATCGCCATCAACGTGCAAATCGCCATCCGATTCCATTTTAGTTATATACTGACCATTTACAAAAAACTGAATAGAATTATCCTCTAAAAAGTAAATAAAATTAGATTGATCGCCAGTACCTATTATCCTGATTCCATATATATCCTCGCTTATTCTAAACTCATTTGATTGAGATAATTCCAAACCATTTCCAGCGGTATAAATAGAACCCTCTCCAGCGGTCTCAGTTGCTGTAGTTACTCCAGTCAAATGTCCAAACTCATCTACTGTCACGTTTTGAATATACGTTCTGCCAGAATTTACAGTATCTGACAGCGTAGAAGTGTCGGAGTGACTAAATTCAGTCCCAGCCAAATCCAGACCATTTCCAGTGGCGCTGTAAGTTGTATCTGTGACAGTTTCGGTTCCTGTAGTTAGTGCTGTAACGTGACCAAATTGATCTAAAGTTACTGACTTGATATATCTTCTTGTTGAGGCACTTACAGAGGAGGCATCTGAAGTGTTGGCGTGACTAAACTCATTAGCAGAAAGCGTCAATCCAGAGCCATTAGTATAGGTGTTTGATGTTACAGTTTCGGTTCCTGTAGTTAATCCAGTAACGTGCCCAAAAGTGTCTAGAGTTACGCCTGTAACGTAAGTCCTAGAGCTTGCAGTAATTGAGGATTGTGTAGAGGTATCATCGTGACTCAGTCCACTAGTGTCTTGAGTTAATCCGCTACCAGCCGCAACTGTAAAAATATTATTAGCCACTGAAATACCATTCCCAGCGGTGTAAACGTTTTGTAAATCTACAAATGCAGAGCCATTATAAAGCTCGTATTTTGTTAATGTAGAATTATATCTAATCATTCCAACTCCAGGCGTTGCTGGTTGCTCTAACGTTGTACCTATTGGAATAGTTAGGGCACCAGTTAAATCAATATCTAAAATTTCATTAGCCTCAGAAACACTAGAAGAGCCAACCTCTGCCGATTGTGTGAAAATTGGTAAATGATTCACTGATCCAGATCCGCCCACTAATGTAACGCTTGTGGATGTGAATAATACTACTTCAATAGCGACTCCAGTTGCTGGAGTATCAACAAGTGTTAAAGTTGTGCCGCTTACAGAAAAATTATCTTTTGTCTGGTAAACCCCATCCAAATAAACCATTATATCGTTCTCATCTGACATTGATACAGGGAGAGTTACAGTATTGGCTGAATTATCGCCAGTTTGTGTGACTGTAGTTATATCTACATTGACACTAGTTTCGCCACCTACTCCAGGAGCGTTTGTCCAGGAAAATGAGCCGTCTCCGTCAGAGATAAGCATTTGACCAGGCGTGCCGTAACCAGATAAATCTAGCTGATCAGTAGTGATTGAGTTATTATTTAAAGAGATTGTTACAGCTCCAAAGGAAACATCTGCGCTCAAAACTGAGTCAGTTGATATTGAACTAACTATATTTGAATAAGAAAAAGTACCATCGCCATCGGATACTATCGCCTGGTTTGCATCTCCGTTTGTATCAATTTTTAATTCTCTGGGTCCAATTGTATTGGCGGCTATTTTAACGCTTGTAATGGCATCATCTACTAATTGAAAAGTAGTAATTGTTGCCAGTCCAATTGAGAGTGCTATGTCTCCTGTACTGTCATCCGCTACTATTATGCCATCAGTTGTAATACTAGAAACGGAAGTTTGAAAGGAAAAGTTCCCATCACCATTTGAGGTCAAGACTTCGCCTGAACTACCAATGTCACCGCCTATCTTTATCTCATTTGGTCCAATTGACTGATAAGCTATTTTATCATTTGTGATAGACCTGTCAGCGATTTGATCGGTGCCTATCCCTCCATTTGGAATACTAAATTGATTTGATAAATTTAAAGCTATTGTAGATCCATCGGCTGTATAAACCTCGCCTAAGTCATCAACTGAAAAATTTAATTTTCCATTAACGTCATCATAGGTTACTGTAATATTTGTTTCCGTATTTCCAGAAACCATAGCTCCTATTATATCCTGAAAACCTTCTGTATTTAATGAGATAGTCACATCGCCCTGGCTAAAATCAGCATTTATTCCAGTGGTAGCTGTTAAGGATGTAACTGCTAGGCTAGAAACATCAACCCAGTCAGTTCCTGTAAGCGTACTTTTTAAAAGTTGCCCTGTAGTTCCTGGCGAGTTTAAAGAATCTTTTATTGCTCCATCGATTCTGAGATCACCCTCGATTCTAAAATCACCCTCTGTATTTACGTGAAGCCCTAACTCATTACCAACTCCATCGGTTAAAATTTTATCAGTTGCACCTACCTCAAGATTGTCAATAGCTTTTACTATTGATTGATAGGTATCTTTTATTTTATTTCCAGTGAATGTAGCCATCTATTTATTTTCTACAAATTTAATCAATTTCTAAGGTATGCAATTACGTGACCCTGGTTGACAGTTAAGTCTGTAATATCCCCCCTTACGCTGTGAAAATCTTTTAAAACTAAACCAGTCAAAGTGGTATCCCCTCCAGTGGTATTATTTGTAAAATCCACATTAACATTATCAAGCGCCTCAATTAAACAAAACCGCTCTCCACTTACTGAAGTCTCTCCTGGTCCTAAATGCCTAAAACCAAAATCACCGAATGACATCCTATGAAAAAGGTTAGCGCTATAAAGTTGTTTTGTTGCCATTATTTAGTTTTATCTTTTAATTTCTCGTATGTTCTTAATCCGCCCAAACCTAGCATCCCCATAAGTACAGTAAAAAGACTATTGGTATCAAACTCTGGAGGATTAATGTCAGTATAAGATATAAGCAGCGGCATCACTATGTAATGAAATCCAAAAGCTAAACCGCAAATCCATCCTATAAAAGGTCTCCAAGCCGAAACAAACCAATGTCGACTCTGAGCCTCTACTTTATTAATCTCTGCCTGGAGTTCTATAAGGCGCTGAGGATCCATTTCTTTGCCTTTTATTGCCTCTCTTATATCCAAAGCTAAACCACCGATATTTGATTTACCGCTGTCACCTTTTCCTAAAAGAGATAATAACATTTTAAGCATAGAACTCGTATTTTGTCTTTTTGCCCTTTTTAACCGCCTTTAAAATATTGCCTCTATTACCAGATGGTCCCACATAAGATACGTGAATCCAGTCTGGGTTTTCATCATCACCAAACTCCCATATTAACTGGTCAAAAGGTAGGTTGTCTTTTATGTAATGAAATAATTCAGCGTTTGTTATCTCACCTGTAGCATCAATATCTATAGCTTGACCTTTAGTATGTTGTGAGTTCCTGGATGATCTTATTGCATCACATAAATCTGGCGATCTATAAAAACTATTCACACGAATTGGCTCGCTTGCCCATTCTCTGAGCGGCTCGAATACATTTTTCGCAAGCTTTTTCATATTTACCACAGCCGATTCTGTCGGTGTGTTTTCGATTTCTTTTTTCTCCGCTGTCGCTGAGTGACTCGCCTCCCTCCAGCTGATATGTTTGCTGATATATCTCATTGCTTATTTTTTTAATTTTTTAATCTCTTCTTTAATATCTGAAAATTTATCCTCTAGCCAGTCTGGAATTTTATTTCCGTTGTCATCTTTGAGGATTTTACGTGACGCCAAAATTATTGCAACCGCTGAAATTACTATAATAATTGCTAAAAAAATCATAATTGTATCCATATTATTTGTAACTATTTTTGTGTTTGTATTATTTAAATTTAAGGTGTTTCCTACAGTTCCTGTATTACCTACGTTTTTTATCATTGTCTTTTCCTAGGTATTCTAAATCCTTCATAAAATCTCTAAGAGTCAGCTCAATTTGTTTCACCTGGTCCTCAAGCTCTCTTTGATTTTTCCAAGTGTACTCTTTTTGATTGTATTGTAATTTAGAAACCTCCTCCTCCAGTAAACTAGTTCTATTGTTTAGAGTGTAATATGATCCGATTACTGAGGCAAACATTGCTCCTATTGTAATTATTTGCATAGGCGAAATACTAAAATCCGCTTTTCCATCGTTATTAATATCAATTTTTGGGGACATACTTTATTTTATTTTTTTATAAATTGAAATTCCAGTGTATAATATTGCCAGCACTAGACTGATTGTTTGTAAAAATGGGTTTATAGACGTCACACTTATCGCTAAAGCTATTCCATTAAAAAAATATATTTTCAATTGCTCCATTTTAATTAGGTTGTTCTACTCTATTGGTAATATTTAGAATCGCTCTAAAATATGTTTTCTCTCCGCCATCCTCATATAGATAACTCGTTCCCTGGTTTGTGCAAGTGTAAACATTAAATCCATCCGCACTTAGATCAAAATAGGATCCAGAGCGTGTTCTAATTAGGGTTAAAATGTCCGATGCAATTTGATTCGCTTGCAACTCTCCGCCATCATCACCAACAAATGAAGTCACCACCTCAATCCTAGTAGAGCATTCCAACATAAAAGTATCTGAATTTTGATCAACCTCTGTAGAGTCAACTGAATATACTCTTATATAAGGCTCAGAGGCATCGTTAGGCACTCTATTATAAATTGGCACAGTTACCCCATTGGATGTAATTGCGTTTGTTAGACGTGTTATAATCGCCTTTCTTATAAAATGGATTGCCTCTATCATTTAAGTAGTTTTTTTATTGTTTTATCAATGCTGTCAATCATCTTTATTAAACCTTTATTTACAGCTGGATAAAAGAATGGAATCTCAGCCTGGGGTCGCTTTGGGTTTTTACCACCAAATTCCACATAGCCAGAATAAGGTGCATCTGATCTGATTTCAGCTTGTTTATTATTAACCACTGCTTTTACTTGTTTTCTTAAATTACCAGTATCTACTGGCGCAATTTTTTTAATATCTCTAGCAATACCTAAAGCAGCTTTCCCTATCTCTGTAGATAATGCTATTTTATCTATGCCCTTGAGCTTTGCTAATTTCGCCTGGACTTTGTTATAATCGGACTTGTTTAATTCTACTTTCATTAATCTAGTTTTGTGGCTTTGATTACAGTAAAAAAATCCTGGTCACTATCGTAAATACCATTTATACGATAATTCCCTGGTTTATTTTCTATTTTTAAAATGTCATTATCCTGGATTAAATCAGCCGCCTTTTTTCTTAGCTCTAATTCAATCATTACTGATCGACCACGTTTGCCTTCAGTATCTGAAATATCGCCCTTAATATCCTTTTTATTTGCCCATAGAGTCTCTACAGTTGCTGTAGTCGAAGTGGTTCCTCCAAATCCATCTGGCGTCTTAGTTAATCTCTTAACCTCAACTCTAGTATTTAATTTTCCTGCATTCATTAAAAATACATTGTTTTGTAGGATTGCAAAATGTTTTTTGCGCTGGTAGGTATTTCACTTATATTGCCCTCAATAAAATCCGCTCTATTATCGTAGTAAGTTGAAACCAAATGCAAAATAGCCTCTTTGATTAAATCATCTGAAATCCCTGTAGTAATATAAGTCACCTTGACCTCATCCGCTGGGAGTGATCCTATTTCAATAATAGTATCATCTAATCCATAGGACTCAAAAGCTATTGCAGTATTTTTGGAAGTTACTGA